GGGCCGAATGTGTACAAGGTTGAGATTGAGGTGATAACATGACGGTGTGCGCAGTTGCCATTGCCGCACCTTCGGGGAAAGCGCCAGTTGGTGTGAGTACCTTCTTTTTTTAAGGAGTTTACAAGTGACTGATAACTTGGCGGTGCAAAAGCACCCTGGCGGTAGGCCTGTCGTGTTTGGCATTGATAACCCATGCTGGAAAACCATCTGCGAGCAAATATCTATTGGCAAAAGTTTAAGCACCGCAATTAAGGCAGAAGGTATGCCTTCATATCATTGCGTGATGTTGATGATTAAGAACAACCCTGAGTTTCGGGGAATGTATGAGAAGGCCATTGAAAACCGCGCAGACCGCTTGGCTGAAGAAATCCTTGAACTGGCTGACGAACAGATGCCAGAAGGCTTAGAAGGCCCTTTGGCGAGCGCTTGGGTACAACAGAAGCGTATGCAAGTAGATGCGCGTAAGTGGGTTGCAAGTAAGCTCAAGCCCAAGGTCTACGGTGATCGCATTGATGTGGCTGTTACAGACAACCGAATCAGCGTGATGGATGCGCTTAAAGACGCGAAGCAGCGTGTGTTACGAGATGACAGCAATGTCGTTGATGCAGAGGTTAAACAAGCGTGAAACAAGGTTATGCGCTTTTTGCATAGATTTTATGCAACTACGCACGCGCGCGGCCAACGTTGCGTAAACGCAACAAAAAGAAAGCCAAACAACAAGAAAAGCATCGTCCACTTAACACAATGACCATTATGTTAAGTTGACGCTGAGTTATCCACAGAAAAAATACTACTCAGGCATTACAGTCTGAGTTGTCCACAGGCAATTGTGGATAACTGTGGAAAAGTCCCTGTGGACAAGCCCCCAGCGGCCGATGGGGCGGGGGGTAGGGCCGGCGCGAAAGGGCCGAAGGAACGGTAGCCCCGCGAACATTTTTTATTTTATTTTTTCAAAAAATCAATTACCATCCCCCCAATGCAAACCACGATCTACAAGCCCGAAGACGAACAAGAGTTGATGGCCACTCTGTGGACGCCGGCCATTGCCGATGACCCAGAGGCGTTTGTGCTGTTTGCCTTCCCTTGGGGTCAGGAAAATACACCCCTTCAAAACTTCAAAGGCCCACGCAAGTGGCAGCGCGAAGTTCTGCGTGAGATCACCCAGCACATTAAAAACAACCAGGGCAAAGTAGACTTCAACACTTTGCGCAGTGCGGTGTCTTCTGGCCGTGGTATTGGCAAATCAGCCTTAGTCAGCTGGCTCACTATCTGGATGTTGTCGACTCGCATAGGCTCAACAACGATTATTTCGGCCAACAGCGAAGCCCAGCTGCGTGCAGTCACATGGGCCGAGATCACAAAGTGGTTGGCCATGAGCATTAACAGCCACTGGTTTGAGGTTGCGGCCACCAAGATCACGCCGGCTGCTTGGCTGACTGAACTGGTTGAGAAAGACCTGAAAAAAGGCACACGGTATTGGGCTGTTGAAGGCCGCTTGTGGTCTGCGGAGAACCCAGATGCTTACGCTGGTGTCCACAACTTTGATGGTGTGATGGTGATTTTTGACGAGGCCAGCGGTATTGACGACTCGATCTGGGCTGTGACGGCTGGTTTCTTTACCGAGAACACACCGAACCGTCTTTGGCTGGCTTTTTCCAACCCACGCCGAAACACTGGTTACTTTTATGAGTGCTTTAACTCCAAGCGCGACTTTTGGAGTAACAAGGTGGTGGACGCCAGAACGGTGGAAGGTACGGACAAACAGGTTTACCAGAACATCATTGATGAGTATGGCCCCGACAGCTCACAAGCCCATGTCGAGGTCTATGGCATGTTCCCGTCTGAGGGTGATGACCAGTTCATACCGGCTGACATTGTGGATGAGGCCATGAATAGACCCAAATACAAGGATCAGACAGCCCCAATCATCATTGGAGTTGACCCTGCACGCTTTGGCGCTGACGCTACGGTGATTGCCATACGCCAAGGGCGCGACATTGTGAGGATTGACCGCCATCGAGGCGATGACACCATGACTGTGGTTGGCCACATCATTGAGGCCATCGAGGAATTCAGCCCTGCATTGGTAGTAATTGATGAAGGTGGGCTTGGCGCTGGCATTGTTGACCGTTTGAAAGAGCAAAGGTACAAAATCAAAGGTGTCAACTTTGGCAATAAATCGGCAAATCCAATCATGTATGGCAATAAAAGGGCCGAAATGTGGGGAAAAATGAAGGAATGGTTGCGCTCTGCTAGCATTCCTAAAGATAGGTTCTTGAAAACTGATTTGGTTTCGCCTATGATCAAGCCAGATTCTAGGGGCACTATATTTTTGGAGTCAAAGAAGGACATGAAGGCCAGAGGTTTGGCAAGTCCTGACGCAGCTGATGCAATATGCGTGACGTTTGCGTTTCCCGTGGCTCACAGGGAATATACTGCGAAGGAAAGAACCCGCGCATATTCTGACCGTGGGGCTGTAGCAACTTCTTGGATGGGATCATAACTATGGCTACCAAAAAAAATGTCTCTCTAAGCGTTGGCCGTGGCGAAAAGTTGCCAGTCAGCAAAGGTGCTGGCTTGACCGAGAAAGGCCGCGCCAAGTACAACCGCGAGACTGGCTCGAACCTCAAGGCGCCAGCGCCTAACCCCAAGACGAAGGCAGATCAGGGGCGCAAGGATTCATTTTGTGCAAGAATGGGCGCCGTAGCAGCCAACGCCAAGGATGGCGAACGCGCTAAAGCAGCTCTTAAACGATGGAAGTGTTAAATCATGGCCACTAAACCACCAGGCTTGTATGCCAATATCGCAGCCAAACGTGAGCGCATAGCCGCTGGTTCCAAGGAGCGCATGAGAAGCCCTGGCGATAAGGGCGCTCCAACGGCCAAGGCTTTTAAAGAGTCTGCCAAAACTGCGAAGAAGAAATAATCATGGCAAATACCAAACCTATTGGCGTTGCATACGAAGACCAGAACATCATTGGCGCGGATATTGTTCAAGCTACCAACATTGCCACTACTGGCACGATTGGTTATGCAGCTGGTGCTTACGACACCGTAACGCAAACCAACAACAAGACCACAGCGGTCACGATCAACACGCCTTCTGGCCAGATTATCACGGCAAACGCTCAGATGGCCCCTAACGCCAATGCGGTGTTTGTGGTCAATTGCAGCACCGTTAGCACCAAAGATGTGGTGGTGATCAGCGTGGCCTCTGGCGGTACATTGGGTGCGTACAACGTGTTTATCGTGGCGGTCAGCAATGGCTCGTTCACGGTAGAAATTAAGAATGTAACCAACAATGCGTACAGTGAAGCCATTCATTTGAACTACGCTATTTTCCACACGGAGACTTAAATGCCACTGGTTAAATCAAAATCACCCGAAGCCTTCCGCAAGAATGTGAAGGCTGAAGTTGCCGCAGGCAAACCAGTCAAGCAGGCCGTGGCCATTGCTTACTCAGTCAAGCGCGAAGCACAAAAACAAAGCCCTAAGAAAAAATGAAAGCACTGCAAGACTGCATCATCATTGAGCGCGATGTTGAAAAGCACCCGTTGTTTGTATTGCCTCAGACTGAGAAGTTAGGTACTGGCATTGCCATTGCAATTGGCCCAAAATGCCTAGACATCAAGGTTGGTGACCATGTATACTTTGATGTAGGGCAAGAATTTAAGCAGGACGGCAAAGAGTATGTCGTCATGCGTGAGCCTCATATTTTAGGGGTTTTGGAATGAATGATCCAACCGGAATAGTCGCAGCCGCTAATGTGGCTGCTGGCGGTAAGCCTGCAAAGAGTGATTCAGACATATTGACAGTTGCCCGTGCGCGACTGGACATGGCTGTCTCTGCACTGGCTGAAAGCCGTGAGGATGAGATTGACGATCTGCGCTTTTACGCTGGCTCACCCGACAATCACTGGCAGTGGCCGGCTGACGTTTTGGCCACTCGCGGTGCGGTGCAGGGCCAGACGATTAACGCACGCCCAACACTGACAATTAACAAACTGCCGCAGCACGTTCGTCAAGTGACGAATGACATGCGTCAGAACCGCCCAGGCGCGAAGGTCATTCCAGTCGATGACAACGCTGACGTGGAAGTGGCCGACATTTTCAACGGCATGATTCGCCACATTGAGTACATCTCTGACGCTGACGTGGCATACGACACAGCCTGCGAGAATCAGGTGTCTTATGGCGAAGGCTACATCACCTTAATGACCGAGTATTGTGACGAGAACACATTCGATCAGGACATCAAGATTGGCCGCATCCGCAACTCTTTCTCAGTCTACATGGATCCGCTGATCCAAGACCCAACTGGCGCGGATGCCAAGTATTGCTTCATTACCGAAGACCTTACAAAAGCAGAATACGAGCGCCAATACCCAGATGCTGCGCCTATCTCTACGCTCCAGTCCCTTGGTGTGGGTGACCAGTCAATCAGCAACTGGCTCAATGAAGACACAGTGCGTATCGCCAGTTATTACTACATTGACTATGACAAGACCAAGCTGAACTTGTACCCTGGCAATCAGTCGGCCTTTGAAGGCACGCCTGAAGACAAAATGCTCAAGGACATGTTTGGCAAGCCTGTCAAATCACGCATGTCTGAGCGCCCACGGGTGATGTACTGCAAGATCAACGGCTATGAAATCCTTGAACAAAAAGAATGGGCTGGCAAATGGATTCCTGTGATCCGTGTTGTTGGCAATGAGTTTGAGGTTGATGGCCGTATCTACATTTCTGGCCTTGTCAGAAATGCCAAAGATGCCCAGCGCATGTACAACTACTGGGTGTCTCAGGAAGCTGAAATGCTGGCTCTGGCCCCCAAAGCTCCGTTCATTGGCTATGGTGGCCAGTTCGAGGGTTACGAGGACAAGTGGAAGACAGCCAACACGAACAACTGGCCCTATCTGGAGGTCAATCCTGACGTTACAGACGGCCAAGGCGCAGTCTTGCCACTACCCCAGCGGGCACAACCGCCAATGGCTTCCACGGGCTTATTGCAGGCCAAGGCAGGCGCATCTGAGGACATCAAGTCCACAACTGGCCAATATAACGCTTCGCTTGGTATGGGAAGCAACGAACGCTCTGGTAGAGCCATCTTGGCTCGCCAGCGTGAGGGTGATGTTGGCACATACCACTATGGTGACAACCTAACCCGTGCCGTGCGCCATGTGGCTCGTCAGTTGGTGGACTTGATCCCCAAGATTTACGACACCCAGCGCATTGCTCGCATCATTGGTGAAGACGGCGTGACTAAGATGGTCAAGATCAACCCTGACCAGCCAATGCCAGTCAACAAGATTGTCAATGAGCAGGGCATTGTGATTGAGAAAATCTACAACCCTGGTGTTGGCAAGTACGATGTGGTGGCCACAACTGGCCCAGGCTACGCAACCAAGCGCCAAGCGGCATTGGAAGCTATGGCTCAATTGCTTCAGGGTAATCCCCAATTGTGGTCTGTGGCTGGCGACTTGTTTGTTAAGAACATGGACTGGCCTGGCGCACAAGAGATGGCCAA